TCGAGTTTTTGGGGATCAATTTCTCCGACAACTTTACGGACGGGAATTTTTCTGCCTGCCGGAACCTCTCTACCCGCAGGTATCCCTATCTGTCTACACGGCTGCGGCGGCTGCCGGTGGGGGACTATGTGTCCCCTACCGCCGTGACGGCATGGAACAAGCTGGTAGTGGTGGACGGTACCAGCCTGATCTATGACGGCAAGTCGGTAGGCGCGGTGACGGCAGGGGAAAAGCAGTTTGCCGTGGTCAACACAAAGCTGGTAATCTGGCCGGACAAGAAATATCTGGACCTGAATACGTCTACGCTGCACGAGCTGGGAGCCAGTGCAGAAAAGGCCAACGCCGTTGTGACCACCGACAGCATCACCATGACGGGTGCAGGGCTTTCCTCCAAATTCTCTGCCGGGGACGGGATCACGATCTCCGGCTGCACCACAAAAAAGGAAAACAACAAGGATATCGTCATCAAAGCCGTGGATGGAGACAAACTGACATTCTCCGCCAACGCATTGGTTGCCTGCACGGAAGCTGGTACCATGAAAATCGAGCGGAAGATCCCGGATCTGGATTTCATCTGTGAGAGTGAGAACCGGCTTTGGGGTGTGAGCAACGCCAACAAGACCATTTACGCGTCCTCTTTAGGCGATCCGAAAAACTTTTTCGTGTATCAGGGGATCTCCACGGATTCCTACGCACTGGCGGTTGGCTCTGCCGGGAATTTTACCGGGTGCTGCAAGCTGAGTTCCTCCGTGCTTTTCTGGAAGGAAAACCTGCTGCACAAGATTCTGGGCAGCTACCCTGCGGAATACGCCCTCTACACCTCGGACATTACCGGGGTACAGGAGGGGAGCTTCAAGAGCATGCAGGTCATCAATGACGTTCTCTTTTACAAGGGGCCGGACGGCGTATACGCCTATTCCGGCGGTACGCCGTCTCTGGTATCCCAGATGTTCGGAGCCAAGCGGTTTACGGATGCCGTCAGCGGGACGGACGGCAAGAATTACTACATGTCCGCCAAAAGCGGCGGCGTGTGGCACCTTCTGGTGTATGACACCCAGCAGGGAGTATGGCTGGAAGAGGATGACACGGAGGCGCTGGATTTCTGCCGGTACAACAGCTTTCTTTATATGCTGTCCTCCGACGGGTCACTGTGGTCGCTGGATGCGGACACAGGCAGCGAGGTCATTGACTGGAGCGCCACGTTTACGCCCTTCTACGAGACCATGGAGGGGAAGAAGGTATATTCCTCTCTGTATCTCCGGTTTGAGCTGGGAGAGAAGGCGTGGATGCAGGCGGAGGTACGGTGCGACAACGGGAAATGGGAGAAGATCGGGAGCCTTCATGGGAAAGGCCCGCAGCTGCTCCCGGTACGGCCGAGACGGTGCGACAAATACGAGGTACGGTTGTCCGGGCAGGGCGCGTGCGCGATCCTTGGCATGATCCGGCGGTTCCGGGTGGGGTCGGAGGTGTAGCATGGCGATTTTTGACAAGGAATTGAACCATCTGGACCCGCAGGACGCTGCCGGGAGCCTGCGGACGTTGGAAAACTATATCTCCTATATGCGGGAGCGGCTGGAGTTCAACAACTCCAATCTTACCCGCACCCTGTCCTCGGCGGGAACCAGTACGGCGGAAATGGTGCTGATCGTGGCGGCGCTGCAGAACAACGTACAGGCCATGCAGTCCAGCGTCACAGCGATGCAGGGGCAGATCACCACCTTGGAGACAACGGTTTCCGGGCTGAATAACAGCATACAGACATTGAGCCAGACCGTGACGGCGCTGCAAGCCTCCGTGGGCACTCTGCAATCGGACGTCGCTACGCTTAAAACCACCGTGCAGAGCACAGACCAGCGGGTCACAGAGCTGCAGGCCACCGTGCAGAACATCGACAAGCGCGTCACTGCGCTGGAAGCAAAAGGAGGGACCACCTGATGGCAGGGTATTGGGATAAAAATAAAGACTACTCGCTTGAGATCGTAAAGGCACAGCAGAGAGGCGACAGTAAGGAGTCGATTGACAAGCTGCGCCAAGAGCGGCAGAACAAAATCGACGCTACCTACGGGGGAAAGGACCCGTATCAGGGCAAGAACGATATTATGGGCAACGGCGGGTCCGGCAACCGGGGCAACAGCGGTTCTTCCGGCGGAAACGCTCAGGGAACCTTCAATGGGATTTCCTATGACCGCAGCAACGGCGGCGGTATTTACGGTGTGCCAACCAGCAATTCTCAGCAAAAGAATTACAAGCAGGGCGGCGTGACCTATCAGGTAGGCGCAGATATGAGCAGACGCCCTGATCTGGCTGGAGGGTATGCGGTGTCCAACGGCTATACTGTGTTTTACGATAAGGACGGCTACGCCAAAAAGGCCGTGAAGGGTGTGGCGGATTATACGCCTCATCAGGATATCAACGCTGGGAACGGCAGCTATAACAAAAACGGTGCATGGACGGATAACGAAATGCTGACGGCTGCTGACCGAAAGAAGATTGCGGATATCCGGGCGCAGATGCAGGCAGGGAAGATCACCGGCGATCAGGCAAACCAGGCGGCAAATGCCATTCGCGCCGGATACGGCTATACCATCGACAAGAACGGCTATGTAACGGACAGTGGGGCACTGTCTGCCACGAACGATCTCCGGCGGCGGCTTGGCCTTTCGACAGATCCGGAGAACGCGGAGCTGGGCTATTACCGGTATCTGATGGGCACGGACACATCCCCTCTCGCGCAGGCGGCAGGGCAGGTGAAGTCCTACGAGGACTTTATGAAGGACTATACGCCGGGACAGCAGATCACCTATCCCACAGTGGGAAACGTGGACATTCTGCAGGGGCTGGTCAACAACGGGTTCAACACCAGCGACGCCGGGAGGCCGAGCTTTGACTATACCTACGATTCCGAAATGCGGGCGCTGATCGATCAGATCCTCAACGGTAATCTGGCGGACTGGAAACAGGGAGATCAGTATGCTGCCCTGCGCGACCAGTACGCGGCCAACGGCCAGATGAGTATGGCTGATCTTCTGGGCCAGGTATCCTCCCGCACCGGCGGTCTGGCATCCTCCTACGCAGCCAGCGCCGCTAATCAGGAATACAACGATTGGATGAGCAAGCTGGAACAGGCCGCCAGAGAAATGTATCAGCAGGACCGCAGCGACAAGCTGAACAGTCTTGGTATGCTGAGCGACGCCTATGACCGGGAATACGGCGAGTACGGAGACAAGCTGAACCAGTGGAACACGGACCGGAATTTTGCCTATCAGCAGGCGCAGGACGCGCTTGCCAACCAGTGGAAGCAGAAAGAATGGGACTACAACATGTCTCAGGACGAGTGGAACAGGGCGGCGCAGCAGGCGGATATGATGGCGTCTTACGGTGATTTCTCCGGCTACAAGGCGCTGGGGTACACGGACAGCCAGATCAACCAGATGCGGCAGGCGTATCAGATCCAGCAGGCGGCGAAAGCATCGTCTGGGAGCAAATCCTCTGGAACGGTCAAGAAAAAGAAAAGCGATGATGGTGGGATGAAATTGAGCGTGGCAAAGGACAACGCCAAACAGGGTATTTTCACGCAGGATGTTCTGGATGCGTTCCATAAAAACGGGTACAGCGATGAGTATCTGGAAAGCGCCTATGGATATGAACGGCCCAGCGCTGCCGGTTCAGGCAATGTCCCCAATTTTGGCGATTTGAAGCGTTCGATTCAAACGCTGGTTGCACAGGGAAGTGGAGACAGAGCGTACCAGCTGTACAGCCAGTATTTTAACAGCTTGAGCAGCAAGCAGCAGGAAGAGTTAAACCGCATGCTGGGCGCATAGGAGGCGGAACATGGCACAAAAACTGGATCGGTCTTATTTCGGAGATTCTTCCCGCAGCACGACAAACCGCACCACGGAACGGCAAAAAGAAAGCGCGTCCAGTTCGGGAGGAACCGTACAGAAACTGGATCGCAGTTATTTCAATAAGCCGAAGGTCGCCCCCACAACGGGGGCCTCTCCGCAGAAGAAACCTGCGTCTGCTGCGGGGGTTTCTCCGCAAAAGAAAACTGCACCTGCGATGGCTCCCGCGAAGAAGCAGAGCGGCCTGCCTATGGACAATGTTGGCCGGAAGAACACGGCAAATAGCCGCCTGTTGCAGGACATTCAGAAGCGGGAGCCGCGTGATAGCGGCAATACGCCTTCCTTTGCGGACCGTGTGGCGAACACTGTCAAGGGCGGTGTGAAATCGTCTGCGGCGGCATATACCAACGTGGGCGGCGTACTGGCTGAGGGGGCTGGCTACCTGAATACCCGAATCGCCAATCAGAACGCCGGAGCGGCTCTGCAAAGCGACCATGACGCGGTGAAGCGGTATGAAAAGATGCTGCGGGACGTAAAGTGGGCCGACGGCAAGCCCATGACTGCGGTGGACGTACAGCAGGTGCAAAAATACCTTTCTGCCGCAAAGCGCCGGATCGCAGCCCATGAGGGCTACACCAAAGCGGTGGAGCAGTCCGACAAGGAGGTGGCTGACAAAGCATACCGGAAGGCGGACGAGCTTGCCGGAAGCGCGCAGGCTGATTTGGAGCGGGCAAAAGAAGGCGCAGGATTCCTTGGCAACATGCTTGTAGACGCGGGCGCATCCATGACCCAGACCGGTCTTGACGCGATCCCCAGCATTCTGACAGGCGGCGCGCTGGGCATGGCTCCGTTTGCGGTGCGCGCATTCGGCGGGGCTACCCAGCAGGCACGTCAGGACGGCGCGGATTACAAGGGGCAGCTTTTGTACGGTACAGCATCTGCCGCGAAAGAGGTTTTCACCGAAAAGATGTTTAACATCGCACTGCCCTTCGCAAAGGCATACGGCGGCGGTGCGCTGGACGATGTGGTGGAACGCGGCATCCGTAGTGCGGTAGACAAGTTTGCCAAAACGGAAGCCGGCAAAAAGGCGCTGGGATCGGCGCTGACCTTCGGAGCCGGAGCGGTTGGCGAAGGCTTGGAAGAGTTTATTGGCGATTGGATGGAATGGCAGCTGCCTCGCATTTACGGCGGCGATGTGGCTACGGCGCAGGAAACGCTTTCTAATTCTTTGTATGATTTCCTGGTGGGCGCAACGTCCGGCGCGATGGGCGGCATCGTCAGCCCTAACACATACCGCTATGATCTGAGCACCGCACAGCAGGGCGTACAGGAGCGCGCAGACGTTCAGGAGGGCACACGTACCGCCCCCACGCAAACGAACGTACAGACCCAGCAGGAGGGCGCGCAGAGGGCCATTCAGGAAGCCGCTCAGCGGCAGACTGTGAGCAATCCCGTTTCCATGGAGGAACAGGTCTTGCGGCAGCGAGAAGCCGCCGTGCAGAAAACCTTTACCGGCATTGCAGACAAGCTGGGGGACAGCGGCAGGAAGGCGTTTCAGACGGCGTATCAGGGGACGGACCGTGGTGACTACGCCGGAGAATTTCTGCGGGCGTATCACGCAGGCATGACCAACCAGAAGAACCCCAACAGTACCAGCGCAGTATCCTTTGCGGCGTATGCGGCAGGGCAGAATGACGCGGCGGCGTCTCTTGCAAGAGAGAAACGGGCGGCGCAGTTTGCCAAGACCGCCGGAACGGACAGCGGCCTTGTGTTCGACGATTATGTTTCCCGTGAAATGGACAGTGCTGTTGCCGACGAGGTGAACACTGTGTCCAAGGCATTGGGCGTGCGGACGCGGATGGTGGATCAGGTGCTGGGCGGAAGCGCAAACGGCCAGATCACCGGCAGTGACGTGCTGATTGCAAAAGACGCGGTGGACCCTGCTTTGCAGGTGGTGGGCCACGAGTGGACTCACCGGGTACAGGAATTGGCCCCAGAGCAGTACCGGACCTTTCGGGACGCAGTAACCAGTATCCCCGACGTGCAGGAAGCGGCGAACATCCTGCTTGACCAGTACAACCGGGCAGGGATTGATACCAGCTACGAACAAGCGTTGGACGAGGCTACCGCCAACTACGCCGGTGAGATGATCGCAAACAGCGACGTGCTGGACGATTTCATCCAGAAGCACAGCGGAAACCGGACGCTGCTGCAAAAGCTGCGGGACGCCATCCATGAGATCGTGGGCAAGCTGACCGGCAGAGCCAAGCGGCAGGCCCAGACGGTGGAGGGCAAGCTGCAGGCGGCATTTGAAGCGGCCAGCAAGCAGGCGGAGAGCTTGCAGAACCGGCAGACAAATGGTACAATCAGTGAGACGAGATATGCTGCAAAGGGTAAATATTGGCGGCCCAATTTGACGCAGAACGAATGGACGCTGCTGAACCGTCACATGGAGCAGGAAATCACTGATTCCGCCCACGCGCTGGATAAAGCTACGCAATGGACCTATGCAAACGAAAAAGGCAATCAGGTTTTTGCGATTTACGGTATCGGAGACGGTACAGAAGCTACACCGCTGTATGCAGTTGGTGGGAAGAAAGCAACGGCAGCGTATGAAGTTCTTATGAGTAAGAAGGAGGGCGTTGAAAATGACGTTAACGGCAACGGAGAAAACGTTAGCCAATGGATTAACAGCATTCGGGGCAACAAAAAGTATGACCGCAATGATACTAACACTTTTGGACGAACGGGAGCCGCTGCAAAAGCAACTAATCAATTACATGGTGGGACATCAAACAGCAACACCGAGGGAACTACTGGAACAGGCAATCGAAATGGCACGGTAAAGTTTTCCCTAAAAGCCCCCGTTGAGGAAACGGACAAGCTGATCGCCGTTCACAACAAGGACGAGGACAGCATCTTGTCGGCACTGAAACTGGGCGGACTGCCTATGCCGTCTATTGCCGTGGTCAAGGCGAAAGCCGGTCACAGCAAATACGGCCCTATCTCCCTGCTGTTTAACAAGACTGCCATAGATCCGCAGGCGGACAGCCGGAACAAGGTATACGGCGGCGACGCCTATACTCCCACAAACCCCGGCGTGGAATACCCGGTGAACGCAAAAGCAGCGCTGGCAGTGGAGGGCAGGATCAACGAACTTTCCAAGAAAGTTGCCAACGGCATTTTTGCCAGCAGCAGTGCATTGAGAAGCCACGGCATTGAGGAAGTCAGCACAGATTCTCCCATCAAAGCGGCGGAAATCCTCGCAAGGGATGACGCGGTGAGAGCCGCGTATCTGGAAGCCCACGGGAAAGAGCTGAAACCGGTTTATCAGGACAAGGTGTGGGACAAGTACGGAAATGATACCGTGCGGACCGTGCTGGACGAGATTGGCGTACAGCGGCTTGCGGAAATCAACGCCAATTTTGAACTGGGGCAGTCCGTGGAGACCGCATTGGGAGATGACGCGGAACGGCTCCGGAATATCCTGCGGGACTATTACCGGGACAATGGCGAGGCGATTTTACAGAGAATGGCCCAAAAGCGAGGCTGGACGCAGGGAGAAATTGCCGAGAAGCGAAATGCCCGCATTGAAAAGAGCATGGAAAACGTCAGCCCGTTTACGCTGGAAAGCCTTGCCCGTCACGCATGGGACTACTATCAGGACGGCGGGGCAACCAAGGGCGAGATCGACCGCTGGGGCACACAGGACAAGCTGCACGAAATGACTGACGGCGAGGACGTGAAGGGCTGGGTCGAAAAGCAGCTCACCGGCGTCTTCGGTGAACCGGGCATCAACAACGGAAAGGACCCGTACACATCTTCCGGCAATCGCCGCAGCTTCAACCAGACCCATTACAGCTACACGCTGGAAAACATTGTAAAGGCCATGCAGGAAACCCAGGAGGAGCGCGGCGGACAGGTATCCGGCGTGACCGCCGGAGGCTTGCAGGCAAGCGCGGTACCTTCTTACCGGACCATTCAGGAAATCCGGGATGACAGCGGGCGTCTGGGTTCCGTGGAAACGGACAGCTATAAAGCGCAGATGAGCGCAGTGGAGGACAAGATCCGCACCGTTACACAGAGGATCATGCAGACAACCAAAGCCCATACCGACAATTCCTTTGAAGAGGGCGAGATCATCGGCACCGTGCTGATGGAGGCTGCAAGGGGCAAACGCACCATTGATTCCATTATGCGGACGTTTGCAAACGAAGGCTACAAGATCAGCAACGTGACCGCAAAGCAGATCCAGGAATTGTACAAAGCTGCGGCTGCGCTGCCGACGGAATACTTTGAAGCCAAGCCCCAGCGCGCCGTTGGGTTTGACGAGGTTTTGGCAGCGGTGATCCCGGACAACAGCAGCGACCGGCTGAAAGCCGCATTGCAGGATGCCGGTGTCAACACGGTGGAATATATCGCCGGAGACGAAGCGGATCGGCTTGCAAAGGTCAACAGCGTGGATGACGCGAAATTCTCCCTAAAGGGCACGGAGAACGCGCAGGAGATCGCGGCGCTGAAACGGGAGAACGAGAGCCTGAAAGAGCGGGTGGAGTACTGGAAGGGCCAGACCAGACGGTCTCAGGGCGTGACCACTGACCGGAAATCCGTTCAGAAGGCAGCGGACGCACTGGTAAAGGACTACGGCGCAGAGATCAGCGGCAGCGACATTGCCGGAGATCTGCAAAGTCTGTATGACTACATTGCCAGCGGCAAGGACGGCAGGGACGAGCTGACCTATGCAGAGGCGCGGAGGCGGTCTGATGCCATTGCGGAGCGGATCGCGGAAAGCGCCGTGGAGGTGGATGACCGGGCATACAAGGAATATGCTGGTCTGCGGAAGTATCTGAAAGATACAAAGCTGACGCTGACGGAAGCGGATGCCGCCGAGATCACGGACTTCAACGAGTTCCGCAAGAGCTTGTTCGGTAAGCTGAAAATCAGCAAGGGCGAACACACCAATGTTGACCAGATCTATTCCGAGCTGTCCAGCCAGTATCCGGAGTTTTTCAACGAGGCACAGGATACCAACATCTCCGACCAGATGCAGCGGATCGCGGACGTGGCGAACCGGCTGTACAAGGTGACGGAGTACAACCCCTTTGAAGGCTACATGGGACAGGCCGTGGCGTCTATCTCCAATGACATTATGGACCGGTTCTTTTACCTGCCCCAGACGAAAAAGACCTTTGCGGACCGGGCAGCGGAGCAGGTGCAGGAAGCCAGATTTCAGGGCAGACAGGCGGCAAATGACGCCTTTTTGGCAGGGCAGATGGCCCAGGGCAGACAGGACGCAAAGCGTCTAAGAAGCACGGCGCAGGCATTGGCAAAGGAACGGACCCGGCGTGCGGAGCAGGTGCAGGCGTTGAAGGAGCGTTACCGGGAGAAGGACGTGACCCGGCGGGACAATCAGAAGCGGAGAGAGTTGCGGGCTAAGATTGTTCGCCACGCCAACGCATTGTCTCAAAAGCTGCTGCGGCCCACGGACAACCAGCACATTCCGAAGGATATGCGTTCCGCCGTGGCAAAGGTGCTGGAAAGCATCAATCAGGAGAGCAGCCCCAATGCACGGTCCTTTACGCTGGACCCCGTGACAAAGGAACGCATTTACAAGGAACCGGGCACACCGACGAACCGGACGGTGGCGTTCCAGAATTTGAAGGAGCAGTATCAGAAGATCGCCCAGGATGGCGATATGGTGGTGGACCCGTCCCTGCTGGGCGATGACGATGTGGCCGGTGGATTCAGCGAGGTCATCAAGATGGGCGATACCCGCCTTGCGGATCTGACCACAGAGCAGCTGAGAACTATGTGGAACGTGCTGAAATCCGTGGAGCATTCCGTGACTACGGCTGGAAAGACGCTGGCGTCGGAGAAATTCGAGACCACCAAGCAGTTTGCCGATGCGCTCCGCATGGACGGCATGACCCGGCGGCGGAAGCTGGGAAACAACGTGGCGATCAGCCTGGAAACGCCTTATACGTTCTTTGCCCACTTCGGCCAGACCGGAAAGGACATTTACCGGATGCTGCGGAACGCGCAGGACCATCAGGAGATCATGGCGCGGGATGTGGCGGAGAAGGTTCACCAGATTCTGGGCGACGCGAAAACCGGCATCCGCGAAAACGCGGTGACGTCCATGAATGAGGAAGTCCACCATTTCACCACAACGGAAGGCCATGAGCTGGACCTGACCACGGCACAGGCCATGGAGCTGTATCTTCTGAGCGAACGCAAGCAGGCGGAGGACCACCTGCTGAAAGGCGGCATCGTGCAGCCGGAGATCAAGATCCCCGGCAAGACCAAGATCCCCAGAGGGACGGAGTTTCTTCATCTCACCGCCGAGGACATTCAGAATATCGTCAAGGTGCTGACGCCGGAGCAGATCCGCATTGCAGACGGCCTGCAAAAGCTGACCACCGGCGTTCTTGCCAACTACGGCAACGAAGCCAGCATGAAAGCTTACGGCTACAAGAAGTTCACGGAGAAAGACTACTGGCCCATTAAATCCACAACGGAAGCCTTGCAATCCACCCCGGAAAAAAGCGAGGAGAACACCCGCTCCATTAAAAACATCGGCATGGCGCAGGCAGTAAAGCCCGACGCAAGCACGGCACTGGAAGTGCGGAGCGTGTTTGCCACCTTCGCAGACCACGCCTCCGATATGATCGACTATGCGGCGTGGCTCTGCCCCATGGAAGATGTGAACCGGCTGTATAACTTCAAGTGGCGGGACAGCGAAACCAACAATGCGGACAAATCCGTTCAGCAGCTTCTGGACGAAAAAGGCGGGGACGGTTCTGCAAAATATTGGCAGAAGCTGATGGGGGATATTCAGAACGGCATTAAGGTCAAGGACTTTGAACCGCTGACCTCCAAAGTTGCCAAAGGCATAGGGCATTTTAAGGGAGCGAAAGTTGGGTTTAATGTGCGCGTCGTTTTGCAGCAGCCTACCGCATTTTACCGGGCAGGAGATGTCTTGAACCCTGTTGATATGGCAAGGGGTTTGACCGGTGGCGTGACGAAAGGCAACGGATGGGAAAAGGCTGTGAAGTATTCCCCCATTGCCATGCGGAAGGACGTAGGCAGCTTTGATATTTCCTCCCCCTACACCCTTAATGACCGTTTCTACGGAAAAGAAGGGATAGCCAGCAAGGCAAGCGAAGCAGCAGGAAAGCCAGCTGGAGCAGCAGACGCCATCACATGGGGCGCGTTGTGGAACGCCTGCGAATGGCAGGTAAAGCGGGAAAAACCAAGCCTGAGGGCAGGCAGCAGCGAGTTTTACAGCGCCGTCAACGAAGTGTTTACCGACATGATCGACCAAACGCAGGTGGTGGACGGTATTTTGCAGCGCTCCAACATCATGCGGGGCAAGAGCGACCTTGCCCAGCAGGCAACCTCCTTCATGGGCGAACCCATCATGAGTGTGAATATGCTTGTGCGGGCATGGGATGCTGTCCGCTATGAGGAAAACCCCGCCAAGCGGAGCAAGGCCATGAAAAGGGTGAGCCGGACTGTTGCGGCATTGTCAATGAATGCAGTTATCAACGCCATGGCACAGAGCATTGCGGATGCAGGGCGGGACGATGACGAGGACAAGGACTACTGGGAAAAGTTCGTGGAAGCAATGACCGGCATTACCGGAAATGAACAGACCATCGCTGGAATTCTGAAAAATGTTGTGCTGGAAGGAAACTTGGGAAGTAACATAAATCCTGTGGGGAATGTCCCTTATTTCAAAGACCTTCTATCGCTGATACAGGGGTATAGTGTTAATCGAATGGACATGAGCATATATCAGGAACTTGTTTCTTCGTCCAAGACCTTTATTGACAGCATCGGTGGCAATGGCGCAAAGACCCAGACGGATGCCCTGACAGGATTACTGGGAGCCGTCGCAGAGTTCTGGGGAATTCCAGTTCCTAACGTTAAGCGGGATACGGTAGCAACGGTCAGAACTATTATTCAATCTATCGGCAATGTGGCTCTGGAATATGAATTTGAAAAGCTGACCTACAACATTAGCAACACGTCCAACAAGAACCGCTATCTGGGGCTGATGTTCAAGGCGCTGGAGCAGGGAGACTTGACCACCTATGAACACATTCGCAAGGAGTTGAAGGACTACATGGCCGTGGACAGCACCACCGCAGACAATTCCATGCGTACTCGCCTTGAAGACAAGCAGGAGGCGGACGAGGACTACCGGCTGCCGAAAGAATCCGCCGCGCTGATCGGCGCCAAGACCCGGTACGATGACAGCGAGAGCGAGGACAAATTCGATGAAAATGATCTCAGTTCCGATGACTACATCGTATACAGCCGCAGGAAGTCCGAGCTTTACAGCTCTATGGAATCCGGGTTGGAGGACAGCCAGGTGTTCAGGGCCTTCACTGACGAGCAGAAGGACAAGGCCCTGTCCAGCGCGGAGACCTACGCCAAAAAGACGGCACTGCACGAGACGGACAAAACCTATGAGATCACGGACAAGTGGATTTTGAAAGCCCAAGAGGCACAGCAGAAGTACAACATTAAGCCGGAAATTTATGTGGCGCTGAAAACGCAGGTGTCCGATCTGGAAAGCGTCAAGGACAGAAATGGGGAGACGATCCCCAACAGCAAGGGGCTGCTGATCATGCAGGCGGTGTACAATATGCCCGGTCTGAGTGAGAAGCAGCGGAACGCACTTTTTGAGTATCTGGGGGTAGGCAAAAGCATCCGGCATTTCAACAAAACCTTGGTCAATGAAAAGGTCAGGCAGAACGAAAAGAAAGCCGGTAAATAACAGGAAGGAGGCGTGAAACGGCGGCAACGCCCACGGGGAAACCCGCTCTGCAAGTTTTACCACTGAGCATGAACAGTGAACACAGGGCTTTGCGGGCTATGCTTTCCAGCATGGCCCCAAAGCGGGCAGAGGCGTATATCCGTTCCTTTGAACTGCCCTGCGACGAGGAATATTGCCTGTTGCAGATCGACGTCCGGCGGCAGTCCTACACCCAACTTTCCGGGGCTATGCACGTTTCCCCGGAGTACATCAAAAAATGCAGGCGGCGGGCTTATTCCAAAATCACAGACGCCGTTAAGCACCTATAAGAAAGAACCCAAACAAAGACCATTTACAGGCCCTTTGTTTGGGTTCTTTTTATGTACCATAAAAGCAGAAAGAAGGTGCTGACATGATGTATCCATACTACCAGCCCAGAATCCCCCGGCAGGAGATCATCCGGGTCAACGGGCGGAATGGGGCGATGTCTATCCAGATGCCGCCCAACAGCGGCACTCTGGCACTGGATGAAACCGCCCCGCTGGTGTGGCTGTGCCAGACGGACGGGGCAGGGTATCTGACCGCCACGCCTTTTGACATTACGCTCCATCAGGAAGCGCCGCAGGTGAACATCAACGATCTGAGCGCAAGGCTCACACGATTGGAGGAAATGATCCATGGGAAATCCGATGCTGAATCTGCTGAACAAACCGGCGAACAATCCGGGAGTTAATCAGGCTGTACAGATGTACCGGGCCTATCAGGCAGCCCAGAACCCGGCGCTGATGCTCCAACAGCTGTCGGCTCAGAACCCCATTTTGGGGCAGCTGCGGCAGATGGGAAATCCCCAGCAGACATTCTATTCCCTCTGCCAGCAGCAAGGCGTAGACCCTCAGAGCATTCTATCCCAATTCCAGTGATCTAAGCGGGGTGCACACCGTTTGGAAATATTGTAAACGGAGGAACACATTATGAACGAAGGTTTGACCCCTGCTGATATTGCCGCTGTGAACGGCAATGGCAATGGCTGGGGCGGCTTTGGCAACGAGGGCCTTTGGCTGTTCGCCATTCTGGCTCTGATGGGCGGCGGCTTTGGCAACTGGAACAACCGGGGGCCGATGGGCGACCGGAACGCCACCGTTGGCGATGTCCAGCGGGCCACTGATTTTGCCGCACTGGAACGCCAGAACAACGAGACGGTAGCGGCAGTCCGACAGGCAGCTTATGACACTACCGGGGCCATCAAGGACGGCAACTACAATGTGCTGGGGGAGATCAGAGATCTTCAGGCGGCTACAGCTTCCGGTTTCGCACGGCAGCAGGAGTGCTGCTGCGAGACGCTGAGGGCCATTGACGGCGTGAACTACAACGCCGCCATGAACACCGCCAGCATCAACGCCAACACCACGGCCCAGACGCAGAAGATCCTTGACGCCATCTCCGGCAACCGCATGGCTGATATGCAGAACCAGATCAATCAGCTTCAGCTTCAGGCGGCTTTGTGCGGCATCCCCCGCACCACGCCTTACGGCTACGGCATCGTGCCGCAGTTCGCCGGGTGCAACTGCAACAGCAACATCTAAAGGCCCATTTGGCCGGATTACGGGCGGGGCCGGTGCTCCGCCCATTTATTATTAGGAGGTTATTTGTATGAGCTGCAAATCTTTAATCTACACTGCGATGCAGACCCCGACCGCCGTTGCGGTGAATGGCATTATCCCTCTGGGAACCATCGTCCGGCGCTACGGATGCAACTGCAATCTGAACGGAAACGGGATCGCCATCAACGGGCAGGGCTACTACGATGTGGACGTGTCTGTTGAAGCCGTA